TAACATCCCAGCCTTGATACTGTCATCTATACATATTACTTTATCTCCAACATTCATTTTTTATAATTTAAATAAAACTTCTTCTCTTCTTCAGACAAATCTTCCCATGAATAATCATGGGATAAACTTGCCTCTATTTCTTCTTCATCTATATAGTAAGCTTCTTTTTTAGAATTTAAAATAGTTTTAGAATCTAAATTAAAGTACCCTAAAGTAAACATTTTAGCCATTGAATATTCACTTATACCGTATTCTATACCTAATTCTTTTAGATTCTTTTTATTTCTTAAAATATCTTTCTTTAATTTTTCAAACTTTTTATATTCTATATAAATTTTAAACTTACCAGATAATTCTAATTTCTTTTCCATGTATATAGTTTAATAAATCATCTACCTGTTTAAAGTTTGGACAATGCCAATCTTTATCTTCTAAATTTTCGCCAGGAGTAGTCCAAGAAAATACATGAGAGTTGGGTAACTTATCACTGTACTTTTTTGCTTCGTCTCCCCACAACATAAAAATAGTTCCAGGCATATTGTATTCTATATCTTTGATTACTGCTTCTATAAATTTTTTCCAGTATTTAGTATGGGCTCCGTAATTACTTTTATTTGCAGTCATACTAGTAGATATTACTAATATACCTTGTTCAGCCCATTTTTCTAAATCATGGTTAAATTCTAAAAATAACTCATCAGTATTAAGATAATATTGTCTATATATACATTCAAAGATTTTGCTAGGATTCATAATAGGCTCATCCGTGACTACTACTATTCTAGTCTTTTCTTTTGGACATAATTTAAAAAACCCAAAAATATCTTCTTGTTTAGGAACAATATTTTTAAGACTATATTCCATAGTAAGTACATTAAATAATTTATCCATATACTCAGATTTTAATGTGTCTTTTAAAGCATAAGCCCAGCCTTTACCTAATTGTTCTATCCAATATTCTTTTGTTTTCATAATATTTAATTTAAAATATATACCTAATCTTATTCCAAGGAATCACATTATTATGTAATAATTTAAAATCTTTTATAAATCTAGCTTTTAGATCATGGCGGTATCTAATATTTCTACCTCCATATTGTGAAATCTTAGCCTCTTGTATTTCAGGCATCCACAACATATCTTCTCCCGATATATCATTCTCTAAATTGTACCTATGTTTATTTTGATTATGGGTCAAAAATATAACTTCTGATTTAACACTTGTATTATCCCAGTTATCGTTTTGGGCATACTCTTTTACTTTATTAAATAATTCATAATATTTTTTACGCCAGCCTCTTACAACAATTACGGGGCTAAAGTTTAAATGCACTTCGTATCCTGCATCCCTAAATAATTTAACAGCTGATAGTCTTTCATTAATAGTATTAGTATTAGGTTCTAATATTTGCCTATACTCTTCAGGCATAAGACTAAATCTTATTCTTATCTTGTTATCAGGGTTGTAGTCAAGCAATAGTTTATTTACACATTTAGTTGCAAAAGATCCCATAGCCACTGGATGATTCTTAAAGAAATCAAAAATTTCACGCCAATTATGAAACTTAGCGTGTAAAGCAAAATCCTCATTACAAGAAATATCGTATGTAGTAAATTTTCCATGTGTTTGATTTGGTTTATCTATAACAGTAAAATAGGCATGATTATTAATCTCCGTTAATATTTGACCCGTATTCGTGGCAATATCTAACCCTTTTGCCTTATGTCTTTTCATATAACAGTATGAACAATTATATAAACAACCATAACCAAAGCTAGGAGATATAAAATCAGTCGACCTTCCTGAAGGCCGTATAATCATACTTTTTCTGTTCAGTGTTTTTATTATACTCATTGTTTTTTTCTTTTAATAAAGTATCTCTTACGTCCATTATAGCTTTTCCTAAAAGATTTTCTCCTTGCCAATTTTTAGGATCATCAATTCTTGGATCAAGCCAATCAATGCCTACGCCCCATATTTTGTCTGTAGGAGAACCTTCTACTATTATTTTATCTTTATGATCTTCTAATAGTATTTTTGCAAAATATGAATTTTGTGTAACTTTTAAATAATTTCCCCAGTAAACAATTTGATATTTAAATATATCCCATTTATCTTGGTTAAAACCTTTAATTCTTCTTCCAATTGATTTTTGTTCACTTGGATCACTGCTTTTCATAATTTCTTCAGCATTATATAGATCTCCAAATAAAATTGCTTTATAATACATCATGTATTGTTCTGCACAATTAAATTTTAAATCTCCTTCTTTAATCAGACTATTAGCCCATTGAGAATATATTCCTCCAAAGAAAAATACATACTCATTTACTTCTCTATTCATTTTAATAATTTTTTAGTTTCTAAATTAATTTGATCTTCTGACCAATCATTGTATTTTACATGTAATAATTCATGTACTACATCTTCCTCAGTCAACTCTCTATCATGGTATATTACTGCATGTTTAGTATTACAATCATATTTGACACCGACAAAGTAACAGTCTTCTGGTGGGCAATCACACATAACTTGTTCTTTGTCTAAAGATTCTAATGTAATTGTCCAATCAGTTAACTCTAACTTTTTAAGCCATTTGTCAATCATCTTTCTTTTGGTTTAAATAAGTACCATCTTCTTCACATTCATTACCGTTCTCATCTTCATAGCCAATAAAATAACAAGTACAATCAGTACCATAATTATGATTTTTATAATCTTCTTTTGTAATGATTAAGTCTTGTACACCTAACCTTACATATACTTCTTTAGCTTTCTCTTTACTCATTTTATTTATTTTGGTTTAAAGTTTATTTTCTTCTTTAATTTCTATTAGTAAGTTAATAGCATCTTCATAGTCACCATTTTCTATGGCAAGTATTACCATGTCTATGTCTTCTTCAGTAGTTAGTACCATATATTTTAAGATTAAAAAGGGGAGTATTAAAACTCCCCTGATGGTTGAAAATGTTTGCTGTTTGTAGAATACTCTGATGCAATGCTGCTATCTAAAATTTCCCGTTCACAAGATATTATAGGCCATACTTCCTGATCTTTTAAATCAGCAATTGACCCAGGATTACTAAGACGTTCTTCCCAGCTATCTTTTAACACCTTCGCTTTATTCATAATAAGCGGAAGAGTATAAATTTTACCAGAAAAATAGCTATTGCCTAATATTAGTTTTTTTGCTTCAGCGCTAACTTCAGAATATAAACCTTTTATAATTAGATTATAATCAGGTATAAAATCTGAAGGAACGCTAAATACTAATATTATACAACCTCTAACTTCGTAATCATCTATGTAATTTGGAAAAGATTGAATAGTAGAATAAAATTTATCAAACTCCACATCTCTGTAATCTCTAACTAGTAGAAATATATATCCCTTGTCATTATACTTAGTAATATTAGAATCTTTAAGGTACGCATTAAGAAATCTAGAACGAAACTTAATTCTACCCCAAGGATCTAATATATTACAGTCAAATAAACTTTTAGGTATATTCAACAATGGGAATAAAAAAGTCGCAGTTTTTGTAAATTTATTCTTTGTCATTGATTTTTAAGTATTATATGTCCGTTATTATAATATTCCATTGGGTAATCCCATCTATCGTGTTCAACGGCATACTTATACCTATTAATAGCATCATCTAGACCTTCATATTTGCTGTTATATACAATGCCGCCTCTAAGACCTATATCATAAACCTCAGCTGTTACTCTAAAACACATTGGATTATTATATAACTCTTTTTCTACAACTATATAAAGAAAATCATCAAGCACATAACCTTGTTCTTTGACTAATCTATACAACCAATCTTGTGATTTAAGGCCTAATGTATACATAGCAGCTTGAAAATCATAACGATACTTCCAGAATTCATATTGAAAACCTAGTACACTTTTACTAGTAGTCTTAAAATCTATAGGAGTAATTATCTTTTTTTCATGATCTATAATAACTCTATCTAACTCGCCTTTAAATTGAAGATCTCTGTATTCAAATTCTACAACTAATTTATCTTTAATTTCTAGACTAGAAGATTTTTTAGAACTACAGTATTCTTTAGTATAAGGATCCTGGCGCATTGCAGTCACACATAACACAGCTTTAGAATATTCCTCGTTGCTTACTACTTGCCTATCTTTTGCTTCACTAAGAAATTGAAAATAACTAGAGCCTAATTCTATGATTTTATTGACTCTAGTGTCTTCTTTCCAGTTAGGTTGATAGTTTTGATATTGACAATTTCGTAATATAAGATCTCTATATTTATCATTATTTAATGTATCAGATTCAGTTATCTCTACATTTTGTTCTTTTAGATCTCTATATACTCCCTCAACAATAGTCTTAACAGTATCAGTAACAGAAATACTATCAGGTAATACCACAAATTTTTCATCGAATTCTGCTCTATCACTAGTTAACATTAAATCTACTATAGTACCAAATACAAAATGAGCACCAGTGGATGATTCCATTTGGTCTCTAGCTTTTAGATATTCTTTTGGACTAATTAAGATCTTTTTAAGTGTACTTTGGTTAATAGCATCTATTTGCCTGTAATCTATCATCTTTTTATGTTTTTAAGTTTGTAAACTAATTTTCTGTCTTTGAAGTTTTTAACAGGAATAAACTCGTAGGTAGTTCTTCTTAAATATTCAACAGTGTCATCAGGAATAATCCCTTTCTTAATTAACACATCGTCTAAACATTTAATCCAAACAAGAGCAAGGTTACCTATATCCCAATTAGGTTTATAATCAGGTCTAGGAGGCGCCCAGCTTGTTCTTCTTCTACCAGTTTCTCTGTCTTTTATCATTTTCATTGAGCCAAAATTTATTGGCGCATATACCGTCAACTTAGTCTCTATAGGACTATTAATACTAAGGTTTTCAGGAATATTTTTTTCTATATAACTATGCATTACAGCGACTAAAGCATGTCGCAATGTAAAATGTGCAGAGGCATATATTTTATTATATCCTATCTTAACCCAAGTCTTTTTATTTTGAGGTATATGCGTAATAAATTCTGGAAATTCTAATTTTATCTCACTCACCATAACTCACATTTTTAAATTATTAAATCCAATTAAAATTATTCTCTTTGACTTCAAATACAGGTTCTAAAGGTTCTACAGGCTGTTCGACTTGTTTTACTTCATATTCTTTAGTAACTAAAGTATTTTTATAATTTGCATTTAAATACTCCAATACTTCAGGTTTTACAGTAAGAGTATGAACTTCAAACATATCATCATACATTGAAAATATATTATATAAATAATGTTTAACCATATAATCTAGATGTTCTTGTTTTAACAAACCTCTTTTAAGCATTTTAGAAGTAATATGATTTAAAGCAACATGCATAGAAGAAGGCTGTAATTCCATATAATTCAATAAAGCTTTAAAGTTTACATGATTCTTTGTTTTATTATATCTAAAGACATCAGAATAATTAGCAAATATTAACAATAAAAAGAAATAACTTTCGTTATAATCACAATTACTCATAATCTCCATAGCTAAAACATGATTATCTCTATCAGAACTTTGAAGCATACTAACTAATTGATCATATTTTTCTTGATCTATTATTAAAGCATCATCGCCATTAATTTGCTCCAACATAGCTACTTCAGAATATAAATCAGTATGTTTAAACTTGACAAATTCTTCAGGTATTTTAGCTTTAAATTTCCAATAATATTCGTATTTATAAGTAGTACCTAGTTTATTTGCTAACACATTAAAATCATCAGTACCACTAAACTGTTTAAAAGTTCTTGTACAAGACCAATCAGTAAAAAATGCAATTTGAGTATCATCTATATTATTAACTTCTAGATAATCTAAAAGGCTATTTACTTTTTGAATACAATGATCTTCAATATTTAATTGTCGATTCTCTTCTTTACCAATATCACTAATTGCTTTTAAGAATTCTATAGTTGTACTAGTGTCTAATTGGTAACCACCTTGATATTGAAAATATTCAGATTTAGTATCATAACCTATTATTTTAGTAGCTTGCGTAACATCTCTAGTAATACTAGCCCCATAGTCCATAACAATATTTTTTATTTTTACTCTAGGTATATTTATACCAGGAACAAAATAAACTTTATCGCCAGGATTAATAGTTAAAGATGAATTAGGAAGCACTTGAGGAAAGCTATTATATTGATTTTCTTCGACTTTCAAACTAAAATCTAAAGGAGCATCATTATTAAATTTAATATGCACTATTTTACTATATTTATTTTCTTTTCCCATAATTCATCATTTTGTAGTCATTTCCATGACTTTATTGTTTAACATTAATTTTGAAAACTTCAATTTATTACCATTAAGTAATTCTTTAACAATTACATAGTTAAGATCGTTAGTAAATACTTTGTCTTTAGTAACAAGCATAGTGATTCTATCTAGCATTTCTGGTTTAACAGAGTTTTTGCTAGCATATACTAAAGAGTAATTAACTAATCTAGTCACAATTACACTAGCGATATCTGCACGATAGTCATCGTCTTTACCCATAATACTAGTCAAAGTATTTAAGACATATTGCTCATCTTTTTCTAGGATATCTTTAGGACTAATAATCTTATCTAATTTGTTATTAATAAACATAGTAAACATAGAACTAAAGTCATTGCCTACAGAACCCTCGCCTATCATTTGAATTAATGGCAAACTTTCTTCGAACTTTTCTATAGAACTAATAGAGTTAAAGAACGTAGTAATAGATCTAGGATTAACTCTTTGAGTTACTAGTTCAGGATGCATCAACATAAAGTTAATACAACGACCATCTATTCCCGTATTCTCTGCCCACTTAGCCCATACATCAACATCATATTTTAACTCTACAGATATAAATCTAGTCTTTTGAGCTACGTCAAGACTTGTGACATTATAGTCTCCGTTATCTGGATTAGTAGTTAATATAACATGCCAATTTTTAGGTAATCGCCAACTCATATACTCTTGTCTATCTAAGATTTCCATAGTTGCCTGCATAAATCTATGATCCGCACGAGTATAATCGTCAAGAATTAAGAAGCCACCTTCAGATTTACCTTGAATCCACTCAGGCACAGCATGAGACATCCGTTTGTCTACTACTTTATACCCACGTTGATTGGCTGTTTCTATTTCTTGTTCAGTAATCCATAGACTTTTACCTTCTTGATTCTTTACTAGAAACTCTTTAACAGGAAAACCAACAAGGTCACCCAATTCTTCTAGCTGAGATAGATTTAGTTTTACTACATTGATACCTAATTCAGCACCTAGTTGTATAATTGCAGAAGTTTTACCGAGACCCGCATCGCCTTCAATGTTAATGGCAACAGGTATTTTACCTTCTGACTGAATAAATTGGTTATTGCTAACCATATGTTTCAAGAAGTTCTTTAACTCTTGAACATTTAATTGTACTTGACTCATAATTTTTTATAATTCTAATTTTATTACTTTACCTGGTAAATCTTCATTCATGTAAGATTCTTCTGACAATACCCACAGGACTTTTTTATTAGGCATAGTTGAGGTAGTCGCTTCGCCATCTGTGAAATAAATCAAACTTGTAAATTGAGGATGCTCGTTATAATATTCTATAACAGGTGTAAAATTTGTCCCGCCACGGCCTACTATATCTAAATCTAATTCGCCTTTATAAGGCGTAATAGATCTAATATAAGTATCCGCTTGTATAACAGTGATATCTACGCCACATTTATAAATATGATGCATCTCATTCATAAACTCGTTTAGTTCGTGTTTATTCACAGAACCTGAAGTGTCGATAGCCAACAACATATTTTGTTTCATCTTAACTTTTAGTCCAGGATTATCTTTGAATCTTATGTTTTCTTTTCTTCGAGTTTTCTTAGTAAAAACCTTAGTACTTATTCCCGTAAATCTTTTAATATAATTCTTCCAATCAAACTTAGGAGGAAGGATTTCTTCTAATATTATTCTACTTTCGATTTCTCCAGGAACACGTCCTTGTTTTTTAATAACTTGCTCTTTTGCTTCGCTTAATACTCTTTGCGTTTGTTTTTCTATCAGTTTCTTCTCTGCCTCGCTCATGTCTTCAAACTCTTCCCACGTACTATGGTCAGGAATATTACCAGATTCTATATCATCTAGCAATTTATCCATACCACTATCTCCACATGTGCCATTTTTTTCTTTTTCTTCTTTAAACTGATTCAACTTATCATAGTAATATTTACTACCTGCTCTTTTATCTAACTGTAAATCTTGATAATCATCTATATCAATACCTCCTTCAGGTAACCAATCTTTATCTATATATTGATTGATTTCCATATCCATAGCAACATTAGCAAGTTTCTTATTACTAAATATATTAAAAGTAGTAAGATGATTAAAAGCAATATGAAGCAATTCATGTTTTAATAAACCAAGCTTATGATTATCACTTAGACTTTCCCAAAACTCAGGATTAATAGCAAGCTGATAATTAATACCATTTTTACTAACACCCGCAGTTGGTACACGCCTAGCATCCCACAGCTTATTTAACATGATTAAGAAAAAACCATAGTAAGGCTCTTTTAACATTAGCTCCTTACTAATTTTACTTAAACTTTGTTGTTTATCCATATATCAATTTTTTAAAAATTTCGACTGCTTTATCTTTACCTTGAGATTGCACTAAATCGCTGAAGTCTGTGACATTGTATTTATCAGGTACTAGTATATAGGGTATACCAAATACTTTACTAAACTCTTGAGTGAGTTTAATACCTGCTTCGTCATTGTCAAACAAACATATTACTTTATTAAATCTTTCTTTATATTCATCCATAACAGTAGGTTTAATCATTACAGATTCTGATTGTAGGCCTATGGCAGGAATGCCAAGACAATCATGGATACTCATCACATCTTTAAGAGATTTAGTTACTATAAGTAATTCACCTGATTCAGGCAGTTGTCTATAACCTTGATGGACAGAATAATTTGCATTATTAATCCATTTTTTAGTTTTAGACTCATAAGGCTGATAAATTTTATAACTTACTACATCGTCTTTCTGTTCCACATACACATAAGCGTATTCATGTGTACGAACAGCAGTCTGATTATAGAAAACATAGCTTATAGGATAGACATTAAATTTCTGTAGAGTACTTTTAGTAATACCAAAAGAAGTCCAGAATTTCTTGTCCTTTATAGTCCAGTCTCGCAACTTTACTCCTAACTCTACTCTTTTCTTTTGTTTTATATTAGTATATGTTATCTCTTGTTTGTCTGCTTTTACACTGAAGTTACCTAGCTTAAAATCGTAAGCTATTTTTAATAAAGCATTTGAATAATTGAGATCAAACATTTTCATCACTAACACAACAAAATCACCGCAATCATTAGTTGCGAAATCTTTAAACATTAATGTATTATTATTATGTTTATGAAAATAAAGAGCGAAAGAAGGAATATTATCTTCACGCAATGGACTATGGAAAACTCCTAGATTTTTAATATCTTCCCCCATGTAGAACCCAAAAACTTCTTCTTGAGTTACATGTTGCAATATATCTTCTTTAGTAATTAATTCATTAAATACTATTGAATTTAAATTTATCTTTTCCATATAATAAAAAAGGAGGCCCGAAAGCCTCCTTGTTAATTTAAACTATTTTACCAGTCATCTCCGTCAATAATACTATCAGCTTTAGCTGTAGTATTTACGGCAACCTCATCTTGTACAGGTCTTTCCATAGCGTCAACGTTAGGAGACACTTTTAACCTAGTATCAGATAGAGGAACAGTCACAGATTCTATAAAAGGAACCCAGCTACGAGGCTGAATATAGTTTTTTACAGAATTTAGTGTACCATAAGTAGCAAACATTCTAAACTTGATACCGCTGTGAGATGCTAAACCGTCTCTAATTACTTTCATAGATTGATCAAGTAATTGTTCAGCTGTTGTAGCATTTACAGGAATATCAAAGTCATCACCGTAGATAGCATGGATAATATGCTTCATAGCAATACCTTGCTTTCTAACTTGGTCCTCAACAGTTTGATATTGAGTAGCTTGCTTTACATACCAATACGGAGTAGCACACTCTGCACCGTTTGCGTCCTTAAACACAATCTTATAGTCAGGAGCATTGTCTTTGTCCTCTGGTTTCTTTTTGTAAACAGATACAGAAACATTTTCTACTAGACCTGCTTTACCGTCATTAAAAATTGCAACGCCTTGTTTAGCGTCAAAATTTGAATCATTTAAATTGTACATATATTTATTATTTAATTGTTTACCATTGATTATCGTCAAAATTATCAGAATCGTCAGAACTATTATTTATAGTTAGATCTTCAACTTCTTCTTCAGAAGTATTTTCTTCAGTAGTTACTTCTTCCATAACTTTATTAAATACTTCTAAAGGAAGATTACTATCGACACTAGTATCTACTATAGATGCTAATTCTGAATCTAATAATCTATTTTGATTAAATACTACTAAGTTATTTTTAGTTTCTAATCTGAAACTATTTTCTCTAGTAGTATCTAAATTTAAAATCTTAGCAATAAACTCATATGTCTTTTTATCGCTAATGGTACAAGTTTTAGTTAATCTCAAACCTGCAACAGTATCATTCTTACGAACAGCAATAATACTTTTATCAGGACTAAATCCAAAAGAGATATAATCTTCTCCAGATACGCCTAATAATTCTTGCGCAGCTTTGTTAAACACAAACTTTCTCCCGACTCCAGGTTTATCTAGAGCCACCATCGTCACTGCAGGAAAGTTATATTTTTCCTGTTTTTTTGTTCGCTGTGTAGGTACAGCATCCCACATTAAATTTTCCATACTTAATTTAAATTGAATAATATTCTCTAATTGCTTGATTAACTAGCACTAAATCATTTTCTACCTCCGAGTCCTCAAACATTTCCAGTGGAGTTTTACAAGTATCCGAACCTGATGATACGGTTCTAAATACATGTCTATTTGGTTGTCCAGGCTGTTTGATTATCTCAGCGTATAAAACTATAGAGCTAAAGGATTCTGGTACAAAGCGCTCAAGCATTTTACCTTGTACACCTATTCTTTCAGAAGCGAAACCTGCTTCATCATAATGAGTCTCAGGATGAGCAAATAGATAAACTATTATATCATCTCTCATAGAATCATTAACGATATTGATCAAGTCATATTGACTAGCTGCCATCTTAGACCATTTGTCAAAGCCTTTCTCAGACCTAAAACTTTGAGACATAATAGCGTCAGTCATAATTCTTGACCAAGTGTCAATAATTACAGTCTTAACATTTTCATTTTTGTTTACTTTCATTAAAGTATTAATGACAGTATTAACATCAGATGTCTTTCTGTAATTACGTTTCTCCTCGTTATATTTCTGATTAAACTGTCGAAAAGGCAAAGCCTTTTGATCCGTATTAATTATAACAGTTTCCTCAGGATTAAGGTTTCTTAACGAGGTAGATTTCCCCATACCCGATCTTCCGACCAGGAATACTAATTGTGCCATAAAACTTACTTTTTGATTACGATTACTTACTATAAAAATACGAAATTTACCTTGTATTCACAAGAGTTTCAGCAACTATAAACTCTTTATTTCGTCCTTTATATCTTCTTCTTTTTTCTTGCGTTTCCCATAAAATTCACCTCTTAAATGTGGGTGATTTTCTTGTACTTTTCTCGACGCTCTACCAAAAGAATCTATATAAGGAATTTCTCTATTTTCCATATCTTTCAAGATTTCTTTAAAAGGCTTAGTTATATCGTAACCTATATCTAATAGATAGTTATAATATAGTCTTTCATTAGAATCTCTAAGTTTAGGAAACTTAGTGAGTTTATCTTTGACCCATTCGTATTTGTCTTTAATCATTTTCTATTACAGTGATTAATAAATGTTCTTGAAAACTAAGAATCTTCTTAGCTATTTCCCAATTTTCGTCTAGTTTAGGAAAAGCTAATTCGATATAGTTCCCACCATTTATTGCTTCCATAGATAGTTTTTTCAAGCAAGCTTTTAGGGCACTAAATTCTAGTTTATTTTCTTTCAAGTTATCTAAACTTGTATAAAATAATAATACACCAGAACCTTCTAGATTTATCATAGAATAATCTCCTAATCTATACAAACTAGGCAAAGCAAAATCTTTGTCTATTTGATCTAAATCAGGAAATGCTTCCATAATCTCAGCTGTAAGACCTTCTTGTTCCCGTACACAATTTGCAGGTAACGCTACTAATCTCACAGTTTTTTCTTGCAACATCTCAACGATGTTACCTTTTACTGTTTTTACAATAGGCATTTTAATTTGATTTTAAATTTTTATAATAATTATCTACCTGTTTT